ATTATTTTTATTCCATTTTTTATAGCCTTTAAGCCATTCTTTGGATTTACGTTCTTCTGTTTGTCTTCTTGATTCTTTATAAGATTCTTCTAATTCTTTTTTCTCTTTCTCAGCTTCTTCTAAAAAATCTGTAATAGGTTCTAATTCGTCTTGTAGTTTTTCTGATACTGTTTTTACCTTTTCAGGATAATCACGATCAATTGCCATCTGACAATAATGAATTGCTTTTTCTAAATCTTTCCTTTGCCCTTTCTGCTTGTGCCTGCACAAATATTTTATAGCATTCCCTTCTGCGAAGGGCAAATTATTTTTATTTATAAACTCCGAAGGTTGAATTGTCATTGATTGATAGTGGTCACCACCAATTTGTTTTTTATATACGTTGCTCATATTATTTTCTCCCTAATGTTGTTTTATATTTTCCTGGGCTTTTTGCTAAAGTCCAATAGTCAAAGACTCCTCTACTGTAGGCTGTGTATGCTAGTCTGCATTGAGTAAACCAATCTTTTTCTCTTCGTGTTAAAGTATGATCTACAATAACATTATCAAATGTTAGGCCTTTGACTTCATGAATATTTCCATATTTGATTTGAATCTTTTTATCAAAATCAAACCTTTTTGATAAAACTTCTTTAATATAAAGTAATTTTTCTTTTGTAGTTTTAGAAGGAATCCTGACTAAATCAAAATCTCTATGCTGTTTTGCATCCTCCTTAAAAACTTTTTTTTGTATCAATTCATCAATTGTGTAATCTTTGTTAACCCAATTATCAAAATTTAATACTTCTCCTTTTTTTAATTTGACTTTAACTTTACTACCGGCGTATTCACAAAAATGTTTTACCTGAGTACGGCCCATTGGTATACCTCTTATAAAGTCAGGCCATAGATGATGAGCTCTTAATTCTTTTTTGGATACATGAGCTGAATTTTTAACATGGGCATACTCTAATCCGTGTCTATCAAAAAATTCGGTACACCTAATATCTCCTGGCGTCCCTCTATATGTAAATAAAAATGTTTGATTAGTGTTTTTTATTTTATTTAATAAAATATCTAAATGGCTAGAACCTTCGAAGTTAGCTAAATAATAGCCATTGCCTTTAATAACTTCCCCTATATGGCCCATATTATGCTTCTCAGTGTACGTAGCTGGTGTCCATACTCTATGAGACCCGTAGTGCTTCCAAATATCTAAAATAATTTCTTTGCATTTTTTATTTATAGCTTCGCTGCATCTTAATCCCTCTGTTAATTCATAATAAGGATGAGCAGCTAATTTGTGATATTTGTCTGCATCTGATCCTGCGTATTCAAATAAGGTTTGGTCCGCATCTCCCACTAAATAATAGTGACCCTCTTTTACATTGGTGGCCATTTTTTCAATAGCTTTGCTTTGAGGAACATTACTGTCCTGACACTCATCTATAATGACTGCATCAATGTCTGGATCTCTTACATCATCCTCCATTTTTTTAGTTTTTTCATTATATGTTTGTTTTATAAAGTCTTCAATCATATCTGTGTAATCACATTTAGTATTATCTTTTTTGTATTTTTCATATATTGGAAGAAGCTCTTTGATTAATTCAATTCTATAAGGTCTATAAGCAAATTTATCGCATATTCTCCAGTACTCATCATAAGTCTTACCTCGTCCTTTAGCATCGGATCTAAATTTATATAGAGTGTGTTTGTCGACATCCGTTGAGGGATCTCTACGAAATAATCTATTTTGTATAATTAAATTTTTATGGTCTTCGGGTTCAAATTTTTCTTTTTTTAATAGTCTATTTTTACAATAGCTATGAATAGTACAGATGTTATATTTCATACTTTTATCTGTAAAGCCTCTTTCTTTCATTTCTGGTATTTTTAAAATTGCAGCTCTAATTTGATCAGCGGCTACATTTGTATGAGAAAGAATAACTATTTTGTCTGGATGGTATTTAAGTAATAACTCTGGATAAAGTTCTTCAACAATATAAATGTGAGTTTTACCTGTACCTGGTGGACCTGCAATAAATCTAGGCTCTATCTTTTTCAAAATCTATTGCCTCCGGTTCTTCAGTGAAGTCCCCTTCTAAAACTATATCTTCATTTTCAATGTTGGGGTTCTCTATTCTCCAAGATACAAGAGATTCTTCCTTATAATGTCCGCGTATCTTTTTCGCCTTTAATATATCTTGAATATTTAATACTAAATCAACTCTTTTTAAATTTACTTTTTGACTTTGTAAATAATCTTCAAATTTATCTAAATTAAATTCTAAATGATTGTCTGGTTTATTAAACCAAGGTAAACTGTAATGAGCTAATTCTTTCTTATCAGTAAAAGCTTTCTCTTGTTTAATGTAATTAGTAAAATGTTTTACAAAGACTAGAGCTTCGCTAGAATCTTCTACGGAGTTTTCTGCTTTTTTTCTTGTTTCAAATTTCATTCTCATGATTGTTTCAAAATCATCACCTTTCATCCTAGGAATCCAAACCTGCGCCTGTGTTACAACCGCATCATAAAATAATTTTCGATTCATGAGCGTTGGTCCGCTCACTCTAATTGTTTTTGTAAAAGGCTCTCCTTCTAATTTACCTGTTACTTTTATCTTGTATCTGTCGTGACCACAGTCAACGATGTCTCCGATAGATTCATCTGCAATTACTTTAACATCGGCTAAAGATTTGTCTTCTGCTCCAACCCAACTAAATAAATGTGCAATTGTTTTTACTTCACACTCGAGTATTTCAGCAAGTTTAGGCATTCCAAAATTTCTATTTGCCACTCTCCCTGTTGTGCCTTTAGACTTTCTACTTTCAGCTTCGTCATCATTAGCTGCTACTGCAATATTATAAATAAAATCATTAATTTCGTCATCCTTCCAGTTAGTTTGCTTAACTAACACTCCCGCTATAGCGGTACAGTATTCATCTCTTGAACCTTTGGGTGCATACAAAATACAAAGTGCTGTGGATAGGGCAATCTTTCTTAAGTCCTTATTTAAATCTCCTGAGTATTCCTTTATACTATTATAATGTTCCCATTTTACATGTTCGGGATCTTTACTATGTAATGATCCAGGTACGATAGTGTAATATTGGTGTCCACTTCTTATTTCACAAAGTGTTGCTCCATGAGGAGCATTTGCATAATATCTTTTTAAATCTTTTGGTAAAGAAAAAGCTGCTTTTTCTAATTGACCTTTCCACCAATAATGACTTTTAGGATTACTTGGTCTACCTGATATAGCTTCACAAGTTATTATATATTTATCTACAAATCTTTTAGCAATTCTATTATCAATATCTAAATCAATTACTCCATCTAGTCTTAATGCAATTTCGCAATCTGAATATTTCTGTTTCCATTCTTCTTTCGTTATTTTTAAATCCACACTTGACCATGATTTTATTTCAGGCGTACCGTGTTTACACGGAATGATAGTATACCCAAGATCATACCAATCCTCATAAGTGGTCGGACCACTATTAATTTTTTTATTATCAATCATAATTTTTATGGGCGGATCCACTCTCGCTTCGCCGCCCATTCCCTAGGAACTATAAATTGATTGTCTTTTTAGTTGCTTCCTGATTTTCAGGTTTAACTTTTACTAAACCCTTGCTATTTTTTTCAGCAAAGCTTTTAGCAATCGCATAAACACCTTTATCAGTAACCGGTCCCACTTTAGACACATCCCAACCAAACCATGTTCCTTTGTCATTCGACATCTGAACAGTTTTTAGATTATAAATGTGGCTATATGTTGGCGGTGTGAATAAGCCATTTTTACCTTGTAGCTTAAGACCCATCATGATTGAATTCCATTTACGGCTAATCTTTAATTGAGTAGCCTTCATAGATATCAATGCTGTTGATGGACTTTTACCCATAAGAATCACAAAGTGATTCGCAGTGTTTTCCAGATAATTACCATTAGGTAATCTATCTTTCCAAGATTTATCACGAGTAGTTGTACTCACGATATCACTGTCTGCACTGTGGATTGCTACAGGAGCATTTCCAGTTTGACCTCTGTCTTGCCATTCGACATACTGTCTTTCATAATGAACGGGTATAACATTTATACCTTTTGCTCCATCATGAAGCTCTTTGGTCACGCTGTTTACAATCATTCCAGGTTCTGCACCGCTAATAAACTTGGCGTTTTGTTTATTAAACTCTGGAGATAATTGTCCCAAAACTTTCAGAAATGGTAATGCAAGATCTTCTTGCGTCATGTTCTGAGAGCCCGCATTTGCATCAGCTTCGAATAGATTCGTAGACAATGCACCTGCTTCTTCTTTTACTTGTACTTGGTTCATGTTTATTGTTTCCTTTTTATTGTTGTTTTATTTCCAACGAATACGTTGAAAAGCTCGGTAGGCAGTTCCTTACCCGCCTCAATACGCTCCCGAACTAGCGCTTTAAGAGTCATGGGCTCAACCTTCAACTTTTGTGTCGGTTGAAACCCACGCTCTTGTGCAAGAGCAGCATAATCAGCTGCCTTGTTATCTTCGTTGCGACCAAAAGACACGAGTATCTCGTTTTTGATTATGTCTCCTAGTCCATTATTACGAAGCCAGTTAAACGCCGCTTCTCTATTTGCTATAGTGATGTTGGCGCTATAATTTGGTTTAACATCTACAGAAGATCCATCCATAAGTTTAAGATGGGACAAGCCCATTTCAGACATCATAGTTGGAATTACTTCTCCTGATAAATGTTCATGATTTTTTTTCTTTTGTTTTAAATCTTTCTCAGCGTTTTCTATTTCTTGATTAAGATTTTCTAATCGTTCAACTTGATCGGCTAACGATCGAATATTTTCTGTTT